AGTTTCTTGAGAAAAGCTGCAGAAATTTGACTCTCTGCAGCTTATTCACTTCGTGGACGCTCTAGATTAACAGTAAAGGAGATTATGAGTTACGACGAGCGCCCAACCAGTTCTATTGTAAAGAAATCTTTACTACTTCAACGAATCCAAGAAATCGTCGATCCCTTCAGATGACGGCTTCTCCGTGTAAGGTTCGGCTTCGCTCTGTACCGATTCGTTGAGAGCAGCAGTGTTTCCACCGTCGATGCCCGGAATGATCGGATCGAATGTCGCCTTGCCTTCAGCGTCAGTGCCGCGCTTGTACAGCTTGTCTTCAGTGAACTTTTCGAAGATGTCGAGAACGCCGACGAAAGTCTCGTTGCTAGTGTCTTTTTCACACGGCTTGAGTTCGTACAGGTTGTTGTCGATATCCTGTACCTCCTCTTCGGACAACGGATTGTTGTTCTTGTCAGAGATAGGCTTCTGGTCACCGAAGTATGACGCTTCAGGGTTAGGACCGTATGCACCTTCCTTAGCCTTGAAGATCAAGTTAGCGCCATTGTAGTAATCGAACACGTTGACGCCCTTGATGAAACCCTTATCAGGATCGGTCTTGTCAGCCATCTTGTCGAGGATCTTTTCCATGATCTGGATGCCGTACTTGAAGCGGTAGATCTTTCCTTCAGTGTTAGGAGCTGCCGTGTTCTTGACGACGTAGACGTTGGAAACGAACTGACGCTTAGCTTTCTTCTTGGAAATGTCTTTCGCCTTTTCCTTCGGGAAAGCCTTGAAGACTTCAGAGTTCCAATCGCAGATCGGGCACTTGTGACCAGCCTTGCGGAGGCAGTCGATCACGTGCCACTTGCCATCGGTTCCCTTGAACGAGTGAGTACGATTTTCGATAAACGGAGCTGCTTCAGTCTTCGGCTGCGGGAGCAGACGGAGGACGACTTCACATTCACCGTTCACCATCGTCGGAACGAATTCGTTCTCAATAGAAAAAGAGCTACCCGTCTTCTTGGCAGCTGCGTTCTTGATTTGGTCGAAATAGTTGTCGAAGTTTCTTTCAATCATCTTATTACCTTTGGATTTTCCTTTATCTTAACTTGCCGTCTCCCACGAGTATTTCTCGCTTGGACATGTTATATATAGGAAAAAACCGTCACTTCAAAATTCTCTCACGCTCGATCGTGGAACCAGATGTCGTTCAGATCGAAACCGTCTTTGACGAGCCACTGTACCATCTTGAGGAATCTCTTGTATTCTTCTTCTGCTGCCTTGCTGTTCACGTCGATTCCAAATCCGTCGTTCAGATTCCAAAGATGCAAGTACAGATGAAGTCCGATCTTGCCTTCACAAAGCAGATCATAGAGCACGTTTGTCTGATTTTCTCTAGGATTGATGACGCTTACGTTCGTCTGAGCTGCTTCTTTGAGAATCTCTAACTGCTTCTTGAGATTCTCTGGCTTATACAGATCGATACCTTCCAGCCTTCCTATGCTCTCGATATCGACAGCGTTGTAGACGACTTTCTTCTTGTCTGGATCCTTCTTAGTTCCCTTCATGTACAGACTGCCGTCTTTCTTGCGCTTGAAGAAGCATCCTTTGTTCTTCCTGATGTACTCGCCTACCATGTACACTTTCAACGTCTTCATGTTCATCTGACCGCATTCGAGAGCATTTGCTAGCTTAATGCAGCGATCACGTCCCATCTTGTCGATCACTGGACGCTTTCCATAAGCGACAGCTGCCTCCATCTCGTCTTGCGCTACTGCCCATGCTGCTTCACTGAACACGTTTCCTAAGCTCAGTGTCTTGCTAGTCTTGCGAATCTCTTTGTTGAAGAGATAGAGTATCGAGTATGCGTCAGATGCGTTCATATTACTTGATCAGGAATTTGCTCGTTCGTTCGACTGCCATGCCGTTCTTCTTCTGCAGCTCTAAGTACAGAGCGTCATAGAGATTAGTTTGAAGAAGAGTTAGGATCTGCTTCTCGTCGAAGAAATCCTCCATGAGATACTTGCACATGTCGGTTACAGAGATCCCATGTTTGTGGTGAATGTGCTCTAGCGTACTGTTGAAGAGAATGAAGGAATTCAAGTCCTTCTTTTCGATGATAGGAATGAGACACTTAGGCAATTTGCTGCCCTCTTCCAGATCATACATGTCGTATCCCTGTCTTCTCAACAGATCGAAAAATTCGGCTTTAGCCGTCTCTCGCTCTAGCGCTTCTATTTTGTCGTCGCTGTTTATCATCTTCGTTTCTCCTACAATATCTCGTTTATCTTGTCGAGATCTACTTTCGCTGTCGCTACATAAGCGTTGTCTGCTGTATCAGTGTTTTTAGCTTCTATATGCTTCTCTTCTGCTATCTGATCGACTGGAGTGGGTGTCGGCAGAGCTGCTGGTGCAGTATTAGTCAATTGTGGCGTTCTTGAGCTTGGTGAAGAGTTCAAGTCATAGATCTGCTGCTTGTCGATACATACGCCTATCATCACTTCAGTGTTCTTGTTGTTCTTCAATCTCGTCTTAGCGACCTTGAGCTTGTACATGCCGTTCTCTAGCATCGTCTGGTCCTGAGTCGTAGCGAACATAGCGTCAACCTTAGTCGTAGAGCCGAATGAGTCTGCGATGTCCGTCAAGCCAACAGATGCGCTGTCTGCGCCACCTCTGTTGACCTGGAAGCCCGTCACCGTAGGAATGCCGAGCTTCATGCAGATAGAGCCACGCCACTCAGCGACTACCTTCTGCAGGATAGTGTTGGTGTTCAGGTTCGGGTTCGGACGACCGTTAGGAATCATACATCCGACGTAGTCCAAGAAGATGATGTCTGGCTCGAACTTTTTCTTTTCCTTCAAGTCCTTCAACAACGTCCTGACTCTCATCGTGTTCACGGCTGCTTCCTCGAGTTCCACGATCTTCAAGTGAGTAGCTGACATAGCCTTCATCTTGTTCTTGAGGGCGACGAAGGAGTTCCTGTTGAGCATCTTGAGCTGTTCTTGCGAGATGTCGCACAGGTTCTGCATCATTCTAGTAGCGATCTTAGTCTTCGAGTCTTCGAACGTGATGTATAGCACATTCTTTCCTCTAGCCATGATGTTGGACGCCATACAGCTCATCATTAGCGTCTTACCCACGTTAGTGCCAGCCAAGATGCCGATCATGACCTTGTCTGGGATGCCTCCGTTCATGAGGTTGTCGAACTCCTTGATGCCCGTAGGAATGATGTTGACGGCTTGGATCATCTCTTCATAGACTTCGTCAATGTCGTCAACAAGGTCGAAGCCTACGTCAGTGTCAAAGCTGAACGACTCAGCGTCAGCCATCATCTGAGCGAACGAGTCACCAGATGGAGGCTCTCCGTGGGAGAAGAGATACTCTTGGACTTTCAGCGTAACTTCATACATGAGCTTCTTACGGATGAAGTCCTGAATGTCGTCAAGGATAGACTCGCTCTGCGCCTCCTCGTCTGGAATAGCGATAGCGGCGTCAAACTCTTCAAGAACGCCCATGTCGTTTCTGAACATAGTTCTCGACTCGATGACGGAAGGAAATCTGCCCCACTTCTCCATGTAGTCGATTATCTTAGATACGATAGTGCTGATATTCTCGTTTTCTCTGAACCAGTCGTCTTTCAGGAACGGAGTAACTCTGTCTCTGACGGACTGATTAGCGTATAAAGTCTTCAAAATTAAGTGCGGAAACTGTACATTCACCATGATATACCAAAATAGAAAAAAGAGTCTGGACGATATTTACATCCAGACTCTGTTGTTGAGAAGGAAAACTTTTAGTCTTCGTTCTTAGCGGCCTCGATCTCTTCCTTCGAGTACTTCTGGAAGATTCCTGCGCCATCGAGTTCGAGATCTTCGTTCTCGTCTCCGTACTCAGCTTCGAACTGAGCTTCCTCGTCGCCAGCGTTGATGACGGGCATCGTCTCGTCTGTGATCTCAGCAGCGCCGTCGATGAGAGCCATGACGTCGACAGAAGCAGAGATGAGCTTAGCGTTGATGAAGCTGTACTTGTCTTCGCAGTAGTCTACGAACTTCTGATCGCGGTAGAGCGGAATCCAGAATGTAGAGCAGTAGAGCTCCGATTCTTTCCACATCTTCTTGACTTCACCAGTTTCCTTGTCTACGTCGTAGTCGGTTCTAGCGTAGTAACCAGGCTTCGGCTTGAAGACCACTTCAGCTTCCATAGCGTCATCGAGCAGACCGAAGTACGGATCAAGACCGCCGTCATGACGGATGAGGTACTTGGTCTTGAGGAATTCCTTAGCTCCTCTACCCTTCTTGACGCCGACCGTAACGACCTTTCCGAGGATGTTGTCCTGAGCGTCCTTGTACTTAGCAGCAGAGGAAGCGAGGCCGATAGAGTCAGAGTTGAAGAACAATCTCTTACCGCCAGGAATCTTGAACTTCTCGCCATACTTTTCGAGAGAGCAGTAGACGTGGTTGATCACGAATGTAGTGTTGCCGCATGCGTTGATGATGTTAGCGAGCTCGTTCTTGAACTTAGCGCCAGACATGTTCACGGAAGAGGATGCCTCTTCTGCATTCTCCATCACCTGAACTTCCACGATAGGACCCCAAGAGTCCATCAGGACGAACGTGTTCATCGACTCTTCGCGGCTCTTGCCCTTGTTGATGCGAGCGAAGATCTGCTTGAGCTCGTTGATCTTCGATGTCTGGTAGATTACGATCTTGTCCAGATCGATACCGAGCTGCTTGAGGAGGTCGAGGTTGATAGCGTGTTCAGAGTCGATTACGACGCAAGCCATACCAGAACGGTAGGCGCACTGCAGAAGGTTGTAGCCGATCAATGACTTACCGAGCTGAGAGTCAGCAGCCATAGAGGTGATAGCGCCCTTCTTGATACCGCCACGAATCTTTCCGGAGAAGACGAGGTTTAGTGAGATGACGTTTGTGTTGAGCCATTCATACTTCATCGTCTCGGGATTGATTACGAGCTTGTTGAGCTCCTTGTCTTTCTTGATTTCCTTGATGATTTCGTCGGCCTTGCTGAATGCTGCTGGACCAGTTCCGAAGTCGTTAGTTGTAGTCTTGCCAATATCTTTTGCTTTTCTATCTTTCTTTGACATATATTATCCTTCTCATCCGTTGTGTGGATGATAATGTAAATATACTCATTTTTGCAGAATTTTTATTTCGCGACAGCTTTTGAGAAAGTCGCAATTTATGGGTTTAGATTTCTCTGAAATATACTTATATTTGACATGTAAACAAAAACAACAAGGACCATGACCATGAAAGAATACTGCGTAAGCATAAACACTGAATTTCTAGTCGTCGCTGAAGA